CTCGACCTCCGATTGCGCGTAGAACATGATTTTCTTTGCGTCCCTGAGTTCGTCAGAGTGGCTTGCCTCGCCGAAGCGATAGCAAGAACGGAAGATCTCACCGATTTGAGAGTTCATGTTCTTGTGCGAAATTAAATGCTGGAGCTGGCTTGCGTGCTTTGGAAGCTTGTAGTACTCCGCGCTCGAACCATCTGATCTCTGCGCGTTTCGGCGCTCCAGGGCGTCACACCATACGCTTGACGGCTTGCTCTCTGTCGTTGCGTAGCGTGCCACAAGCTTATGTGCGTAGCTCATGCTGACGTCAAAGGCCGCGTTAACGTCTTGCGCCTTGGCGCCTGGTGTGGCTTTGAGATATAAGCGCACGTCATCTGCTTTTTTAGCAGCCCTATTATATTTTGTTTTTGTTCCCATCGTTTTCCCTCCTGATATTCCGTTGGATGGCGCGCTGGTTCGCAAACGCCGCTGCCAATTCCTTTTTTGAAAGTTTGTACCCCTCACGCTTATAGACGTCTGGGCCGTAGCTTGTGATCTCACCTCCAGTTTTTAAGTACTCGTCCATCGCCTGGTCCATTCTCGCCTGGGTGGCCTGGCGAGCCTTGTCCGGTGAGGGCCTCAATGGATCACCGGACCAATTTCTAGCTCTTCGACGTCTGCCTCGCAGCACTCGCTCAAAACGTAAACGCTTATCCTTTCCACGATTTGGTCACCGTAGGGCTCGTGGTCGATTTCTGTCCTATCGAAAACATCACAAATCTTGTGACACTCGGTGCAAACTAACTCGAAATCAGGCTCCACAACGCACATCCAGGTCTAAATAATTACCATGCACCTGTTGGCACACGCGCTCTTCGTAGGCCATCTCTGACGCCTTGGCGTCCTCGTAGTCCATAGAGCCCACCATGCCAAACATAACGACCACAAAAGCGCCTAGCGCGACCTTACCCACCACTTTTAACGCCTCGGAATCCATGCCATCTCTCCCTATAAATTCTTCTAATTTTGCTCACCTCGCTTGGCGAGATCCCCACCAGCTCGCTTGATTGAGCGTTTGTTAGGCCTTTTTTTGCGTGCTCACAGATCGGACCTATGACTTCCTCGTCCTTCCAAAATGGAAGCCTTGCGTGCGCTCCTTTTTCGTTCGTATTCAAGAACATCGAAACCAGGCGCCCGTCGAGGGTTACCCTGGTTGATTCGTAAAAATTCCGGCTCATTGTTGCCTACCCTCTTCAAAGTTGTAATTGAGTGCGTATTTGAGTGCGTATTTGAGTGCGTATTTGAGTGCGTATTTGAGTGCGACGGTTGAACGAATTGAGAGAGCATGAGCCCTCTGTGCATTCGTTCTTTTTCACGTCCATGTGTAGCGGCTCAAACTGAGGCCGTCGCTCCCCTGCTAATCTTCATACAGCAAAAGCCAACAGCAGCTTATGCTGACGATCTAAAAGATCTGCAAGGTTGTTTGAGTTTATTGTCTTGAATGTCAGGCCAGTATCTAAGTCAGACACGACCAACTCGAACTCATAGAGCTCGTGGTGTGATTCCCTTACCGTGACTTTTACACCACTCACTGGCGCTACCACCTCTGTCAAACTGTCGATTGGCGCCTTTAGCGCCGAAGTATTTACGTTTTCGATTCCCATCCCCAGTACCTCCTCGTAAGACTATTCCACCGTAATGTGACGGCGTACCGATGTAAGTGCTTCAACTGCCAAAATACTCGCATAACCATAATTGGAAAGTCAAATGAAAGTTGTCTATAAATTTAAGTTTTTGCAAATATTTTTTATCCACCAGAAGAGCTCGTGTTCTTGCAAGACGTGTTTCATGATGTTGACGCGGTAGCAAACGAGTTGCACGTTGCTTGGTTTTGCGGTGTAGCCGCCTTCGGGGTCGATCCGATCTAAGGAAACATTAAGTTCCTTGCGTCCCCGTCCATCTTTTGCGTAAGTCATGTACACCCCGCTAAGTGCGCACCTGCCACCCTGGGTGTCCCAGATATTCATTATCTCGCGGTGCGTGATCGTAAATGGCAAGTCGCGCTTCTTGGCCCCATAACGCGCTTTATTGACAATGTTGCGTAGATAGGCCGAAGGCGTTGCGTTGGCGTGTTTTCGTTCTTCGCTAGTCCTGCATTTGCGACAGGTGTTTTCTATCGACCCGTCCGCCCGGTGATAAAACAAATCTAAAGTCTTCATTTCTGCGCACAATTTGCAGAGTTTCTGCTTAGGTGCTGTCAAAAAGGCACCTCATCGTCCGTCCAGTTCGCAGGGTCCAACGGGTCAACCGTCAAAGCGTCCGCGTCCGCAAACGCGTTGTGGGCGATCTTGTGGTGTTTGTTGAAAGCGAGCAGCGCGTGCTCTGAGCTCGCAAATTCCACGTAGCGCATAAACCTGTCACCCACACGGGTTCTTTTATCGTTTTTTACAACGCCATCGATAGATCTTAAATGCTTCCAAAAGATTGATTCCTTTACCGCGTTCTCGTATCGGCCTTTTACACTGGAGCAATAGACCTGGTAAAAAGTGCTTTTAAGCTCGTACTTACCGAATTCTAAAACGTCGCCGTGAGCTCGCTGGTCTTTGAATTCACCCGCGTTGATGCAGTCTAGTAGCCACTGGTCGCAAGAGCCCAGGCTGTGCAATTTTTGCTCATCTAGCGCAGCGGTTTGCGGAGCTTTACGCACGTCCACCGTGCTCAAGTCAAAATTCTTCAAGAAATAAAGCAGGGCCTCGGCGCCACCTCGGTCATACCATCTTTTGAGGCCTCCGAAATATGCAGCGTCTTGCTGCCTTTCGTCACTGACGTCAAATATTGCGAAGCGCCGCTCGTCGAGACTAGCAGGCACTACCCACTCCTCGTTGCTGCTAAAAAGCAGCCTTGTATAATTGTTAGATGTGTAGCTGTCCATGCCCTTTCTTTCGACGGTGATGCGTCCGTTGGTTAACAGATCTTTTAAGGCACCCTCTGCCGCTTTATTTCGCGCCCAGTAGGCCTCGTCACATTGCAATAATAACGTATCTTCTAAGTGGCGGTTGAACTTTCCGGTGATGTGATCGGCCTTACTCACGATACGGTGGTGTGCTTTGCATAATCCACCCACGAGCTCTCCGAAAAATGTTTTGCCGCTACCTTTACTGCCTCGCAGCACCAGGCCCACGCCGACTTTCGACAACGGTTTTTGCACCATTTGAGCGATCCACGCGAGGATGTAGTTTGCGTGGTCTGCATCGCCGCTCGCCACAATGTCAGTAACGAATTGTGTAAAAGGTGTCACGTCCCCCTTCACGGCTTTATAGGACCACCCGCGCCATAGGTTATACCGCTGGAGCACCTCGCTGTCAGGGCTGAAACAGATTCCCGCTGCATATGTCCGTCGGTCTGGGTGCTCTAACCAAAGGTCCGCCAAGTTCATCATCCTTGGTTTGTCAGAGCTGTGATCCAGCACACGTCGGTTGGCAAATTCTTTCTTTAGATCGTCATGCTTATATAGGATGATTTGCTCGGAATTTAAATCTTCTCTAAGAACCCGAGCAGAGCCCTCCACCTGGACGAAGGCCCAGTTAGCCAACATAGACGGTAGGCACTCTTCGATGACGTCTGTGCTTACGGCCTTCGCAACCTCAAATTTCAACGAGGCCATTGTGACGCTTGCGCCTTTATTTGCACCGAACGACATCCAACGCTTCGCGCATTCACCGTCCTTAAACTTTTCAGATCCCATCGACCAGGTCTCGAAAAGCTCGAGGCCCTCCGCCTCACCATTGAACTGATGATGCAGTGCCATTCCCACTTTTACCCAGGAATCGTGATCGGAATCAGCGTCCAATCCTTCCAAAATTTGTACGATTTCTTCGCCTGACAAATCGAGCGACGCTTTAAAATTCATGAGCTCTTCGGCCTTGTGGGCCTGCTCACGCGTACCGCTTTTTACCTCGGTCCAACCCTCACTCCGGGCAATATCCTCGAAATGCGCAACGAACTTTTTTGCAGTCTCGAGCGTGAGCTCGGGTAAGTCCTCGTGAAATATGTCCGCAATTGAGGGCCCTGAGATCCACTCGTATGGTTTTAAGGTCTTTGGATGTATCCCAAACGCAACCCATTGTTGCCCGTCACCCAGGATCTCCACGCAATGCTTTACGCCGTCCGCAGACTCAAATTCCGTCGAGCGTATTTTCTTGAAGCCCTCTGTGTTGCGAAAGGGCGCTATGCATTTGGGGTTTTCTCCAATGCGAACAGGCCCGAGCCCGTTGTTATTTTTGAGCCAGTGAAGCAGTCGGTTATTGACAGCTTTGTCCAGGCAATCGATGTCAACCGCGCATGTTGTGCTTGCGAGAATACCGATACCGAATTCTGGCATCTCCGCTGACCACTGAGTTACGAGCTCTGAAGTGCTCACAATGTTTTGCCAGCCTGTGCCCGGAGGTCTTTTCTTGCCCTTCAACAACGGAATTATCTGATAACCTCGCTCTACAAGCCGGTGCCCATACTCATCTATCATCTTGTCCCCTTACTACATATGTTAGTCTAACTTACTGGCTTCTGCGGCGGCCCAGCGCTCTAAGCGTCTCAAAATTTCAACAACCTCGTAGGTCGCGTCATCGAGTAGCTCTGCTGTGCCGCCAACGGCCCAACGCATAAAAATAAAAAAACGAAGCTTCATTTGTTGAGAAGTTCTTGGGTGTTTCTCAATAACTTTGGACACAGTTCCTGCCATGTTATTTTTTTATCAGTGAAAAACTCAATTTGTACTGCGCGGTTTGCAGGGACTTCGCCCCTTGAACGCCAGGCCGCCACGTTTTGTTTTTCCAAATCCAGCATCAATGCTAGTTGCCGGTCAGACCTTAATTTTTGAATTTCTTTCACCTGGTCCAGCGCTTCGTTGACCAGTGCTTTATCGTTTTTGCTGTGCATAAGTTTCCTATAAAAAAAGTGACAAATTAAGTTGCATTACTTGCTTGTCAGGGATGATGATACAACCCAATGTTGTAATGCAAATTTAAAAGAGATTATTTTGGTTCAAGAAGAATTATCGTTAGAGGGCGCTCACGCAGAGCTTTCAGCGAGCTCTGCGCACCGATGGATTCAGTGCCCAGCGAGCGTGAAAGCCAGCAGGGGTGTGCCGGACTCAACCAGCGAAGCTGCTGAAGAGGGAACCGCCGCGCACTTTTTAGCCGAGCAATGCTTGGTCTCGAAGTCTCCAGCGAAATCCTTCTTAGGCAAAACCTTTAATGGTTATGTGGTGACCGCTGAAATGGCTGATTTTGTGCAGGTCTACGTGGATTACTGCAACTCCATAGCTGGGGACCGCACTTTTATAGAGGCGAAGCTAGACTACTCCTTGTGGGCGAAGGGTGGCTTTGGGACTGCTGACTTTCTTAGATTTGGCGCCGGGGAGGCTTGGGTGGTGGACCTCAAGTATGGGCGTATGCCGGTGGCGGCGGACTGTCCACAGTTAAAATGCTACGCCCTGGGCGTCATTAATCAATTTGGCTTTA